AAAATAAGCGACTGGACACTGTACACTGGACACACTGGACACTGTATAGTCTTTTAGCATCAGGATCTCCTGTAGATACGAATAGTGGACAGTTGTACACTGTATCATACACTGTATAGTCGGGACTGGACAGTACACACCCCCCCCTATAAGGGGGTGTAGTGTCCAGTGTGTGTATTATATCTGACTCAGATAGGGAATAGAAGTGCAGTCGGTTTTAGGGTGTCCAGTCCGTGGCAAATATGGTATGGTTTTGGAATGCAGTGCCGATGTGGACGTGCATTAATGACGATACTCCAGGTGACTCGCAGGTTATGCGATGAATGCTGGGTAATGCCTGCTGCTCCTGGTGACGGGATAAGAGCGGACCAGCGGTGGAGGAGGAATCATCCTGACCAGAGGAGAGCAATCCACCGTGAGGGACAGCGTAGGAGGAGGGCCGCTGCGAGAGAAGTGCGAGATTACGCCCATAACTCTTAGAGAGGCTCGGTTATTTGTAGATCGTTATCATAGGCACCATAAAGCGCCCCAGGGTGGGTTATTTGCCATAGGACTATCTACTGGAAACGATGTCATAGGAGTAGTAATAATTGGACGGCCTGTAAGCCGTCACATGGACGATGGGTATACAGCAGAGGTGACTCGATTGTGCGTATTGGAGGGGAATAGAAATGCCTGCAGCACGTTATACAGTGCGAGTTGGAGAGCTGCACGGGGCATGGGCTATCGTAAACTAATCACGTATACTTTAAACACGGAGCCTGGAACATCGTTAAAAGCGAGTGGTTGGGATATAGTTGCTGAGACTGGTGGAGGGTCGTGGTCACGGGAATTCCGACCGCGTGTTGATGAGCATCCTTTACAGGGGAAAATAAAATGGCAGGTGAGCACCGATGCCGAGAAAAGGAACTGACAAGCCGGGGGATATTAGTGGGGATGCGGTAAACCGTCCGGGGGAGACGAAGAAGGACCGGCAGGATAGGTATTTAGAATCGCTGGAGATGTCTATCAGTGATGATGAGGCGCTCCGGATAACTGGGATACAGCGTACCACGGTATTGAACTGGCTGAAGGAAGAGGAGTTCCAGCAGAGATACCGGCAGGCTGATATAGCGAGGGGAAATAATTTAGAAGAGGGGATGTTCGCCGTTATTGGCTACCACATGGTGGAAGAGCGGTACACGAAGATCCTGCAGTATCCCAGCTTGCTGATGTTTGCGTTACGAGGTTCCAAGCCTGAGAAGTACGCCGAGAGAACGCTGCTTACTTACGGCCAGACCCAGGATGACTTGAAATCGGTACTGCACATGGACGATACACCGCCGGAGAAAGCGAGTATACCTGGTAAACCGCCGAAGGAAGGCCAGGAGAAGGACTGGATTACGAGTTTGCTGGCAGGAGTAGCGTCAGATGACAAGTCCGACTGATACGATTGATAGTTTCGGGGAGAGGACGCAGTCCATATTCCGGAAGGCGTTGTGCTCTCCCACTGAATCGCAGGTTCCGATACTGAATTGCCCTGACAAGTACATCATGGTGTCCGGTGGTATACAGGCAGGGAAGTCGGTGGTGTCTGCGATGAAGCTGCTCAAGGAATATCCCAACGATTTGATGAAGGCCCTTGATAATAACTGGCCCATGCCGCTGGTTTACTGGCTGGTGGGGCAGGATTACTCCGGTACGGAGAGGGAATTCTTCTATTTGCAGGATTATTTTGACAATTTAGGCTGGCTGAGGAAGAGAACGAAGAAATTGGACCCCGGCCAGTTCGAAATTCACGGCGGTCCCAAGGATAACCCCGTTATAGCGATCGTTAGGACCAAGTCCGCGAGGGATTTCCGGACGTTAAGGATGGAATCGCCCAGTGGGATCATCGGGTGCGAGGCGTCCCAGATAGATTTGATCGCTTTTGACCGTATGAAGGAAAGAACGGTGCCGCGTGACGGCTGGTTATTCATGGCAGGGACTATGGAAGGGGGCTGGTACCCCAAATTACACCAGGAATGGTCCGTTGGAGTGGGTGGGAAGCAGTCATTTTCGCTGCCAACCCATTCAAATAGCTATTTATTCCCCGAAGGGGAGGAGGATCAGCGGATCAAGGACTACCAGGCAGAATCCACCGATGATTATTTCAAGGAGAGGTTCATGGGTATCCCGTGTCCTCCGCTGGGAATAGTTTTCCCGGAGTTCCGCCCTGATTTTCACGTTGGTGACGTTACTTACGAGGAAGATTACCCGGTTCAGTTGTGGGAAGACCCGGGTTACAGCTCAGAGTCCGCTCACGCTCTCTATGCCGTGCAGGTTATTGGCGGCCAGGTGAGGGTGATTGACGAGATTTACGAAAGAAGGAAGACAACTGAGGTAATTATTGAGGATATCGTAAAGAAGCGTCCGTGGTGGAGGGCGCACATTGATATCCTGGTGACTGACCCTCACTACGCGGTGCAGCACCACGGCACTTCATCGGTCGAGGAGATCTGGAAGAGGCTGACCCACCTGCCGGTGTTCACCAAGAGGGAGAGGGTAATGCCCCGTGTGGAGCGGATCAGGACATTTTTGAAGGCTGACTCTACCACGGGTGCTCCGCAGTTGATAATTAACTCCAAGTGCGTTGGAATACTGAGTGAATTCGGTTGTGCGCCGAATCCTTTTAATCCACACCTGGAGTGCGTGTACCGCTGGAGACTTGACCGGACCAATCAACCCATAGGTGATGAGCCGGAAGATTCGAACAATCACGGGATTGAAGCTCTGGGGCGTGGTCTGGTGTATAATTTCTCGTACAGCAATGCCCAGAGAAGCCGGAAAACTCGCATGATGCTATATCGCGGTACCGGCGGTCGCAGGGGAAGACGGGGCCAGGTAAGCGGTTCCAAGTATTAGCATGAGTTTACTTTACACTGATGTTAAGGTTGGTGATGTGCTGGTTCTCCCCGGGAGAAGTGGGACACCTGACCAGTATACGGTTGAAAAGAAGTACGGGAACCGGATAGTACTGCTCTCGCACATTACACCGGGGTACCGGGTACACCGGATGGATAACCAGTTTGACGCAGCCGGGTATAACATGGTGTCTACAGATGATATTGAGCCGATTGCTGACAAAGAAGACGAGACATATTACTAGTATTACTATTATTGCCCTGCTATTATTCCTCTGGGTAATAATTGGTATTCCGGTTGCTTGCGTACAGGCAATTCTGAGCAGGATAAGAGTGAAAAATGTTAAGATCTGCTGATCAGATCGTGGAACTGGTCGATGACGTGGAACGTGCTACCAGTTCACGACAGTCCAGGATGGATGATGACCGGAAATTAATGCGTCTTGAAGCTTTTAACGCCAATACGGATGTTGAAGGCAGGGAGATGGGTACTGATTTCCGGTCTTTTACGTCAAACGAACCCCAGACCTTTCTCAGGAAGGTGGTTTCGCTCCTGTCTGAGGCCAAGTTATTGATACAGGTTCCCTACGGGATGGCCCAGGAGGAGGAGAGATTCCGCTACGATCTGGCTGAACGGTTCTATTACGGTTTGTTACATTCAGTAAATGAGCGGTTACGGAAGCAGGTGCAGCCGGAACTGCAGGACCAGTTGTCCGGGTTAGTGCCGTTACGGGGATGGGGTGCTCTGAGAGTTTTGCTCAGGAACCGTGAAGACGGGACCAGTTTTGCGGATATCAAGGTATGGGACGCTCGTAATGTTCACTGGCAGACCGGCGATGACGGGCTGGAGTGGATATGCTACAAGTCTAACCGTACCGCCAAGGCCGTGAGAGCGGAGTATCCGGACGTGGACATGGGGACTTTCACCGATGATGACGTGCTAGATGTCTATGACTTCTATGATAGTGAACATAACACGGTAATCGGTGACGGTGTATTGTTGAAAGAACCCACTGAGCACGGGTCACCCCGGACTCCGGCGGTAGTAATGCCGGTGGGGCCGATGCCGCGTATGTGGGCTGCTAACGATAATGAAGGTGAGGATAACGATACTGAGAGCGACTACGGTGAGAGCATCTTTGCTCCTAACCGCGGCGTGTACAAGTCGATGAACGAGATATTCAGTATCTACCTGGAGCTGGCAGCAAAACAGCTGCACCAGACCTACGTGCATAATACCGATGAAGAAGGTGACGAGTGGGAAGAGAATCCGAACTCTTCCGATGCGGTTATCACGATCGCCAAGGAAGACAAGTTTGCTCCCCTGCCAAGGATCGAGACTACCAAGGACGTGTCATTACTGGCCCAGTCCGTTACCGGTATGTTACAGCGCGGCGCTCTGCCGTACACGGCATACGGGGAACTCTCGGTTGCTATATCCGGTTATGCTATAACCCAGCTTAACCAGCAGCATCTAACAGTAGTTGCGCCGGTGGCGAAGGCCATCCAGGCATTACTGCAGGATGCACTGGGGCTGATGGTGGACCAGTTCATGTCCGGCAGGTTTAATCCCATGACCCTGAGAGGTTTCGGGAATAACAGGGATTATATGCAGGTTACATTCATGCCGGAGATGATGGAGAATTTACCGCCGCCGATCGTGGAACTCAGTGCTGAACTTCCGCAGGATGACGTGGCCCGTATGGCTATGGCGCAGCAGGCGCGAAGCGGTGATTTCGGACCGTTGTTACCGGATAGGTATATAAGAGATTCTATCTTGAAGCTGCCGGATGCAGCCCAGATACAGAGAATGATAGAGGAGCAGCAGGCCAAGCTGGCATCTCCAGCTGCATTGAGCTTCTCGCTGGCGAGATCGGCGTTCATGCAGGGTGAGGAAGAACTTGCACAGTTGCATTTCTCTGACCTACAATACCAGCAAACCATACGAATGCTAGAGATGATGCAGCTGCAGATGGCTGCGATGGGCGGCCCGATGGGACCGGGTGGTCAGAACGGCCAGAACGGTCAGAATGGAGGCGGCGGTGGAGAATCACCGGGTATGTCTCCCACGGTAATGCCGTTCATACAGGGAAATGGAGCACCGGCTCCGGGTCCGCGTAATGCTGGGCCTAACAGGCCGGAAGGTGCTCCCAGGCCGGGCGCACAGGGACAGGGTACTGAACAGTTCATCTAGGAGTACAGATGGTTACAGGATCATTTAGATACGGCCCTGGTGGTAAGAAAGAGTACCGGATAGGCGGTCGGCTTGTAGAAGCATCTAGCCTCGCGGAAGCGTTGGAAGTTGCTCGTAGAAATATGCAGTATGAGATGGAGGATATGCCGGAAGGCGCTCTTTCTTATAGAACTCCCGATATGAATCGCATGAGGGAGTCTGACCAAGCAGAAGAGGCTGAGACATTACGACAACAGGCGGCTATGGCTAGTGGAAGAGCACCTGCCCAGTATGATTCTGGTCGTCCAAGAATATCGGAGGGGATGGAAGCATGGATGTACGATCCCCGTATTAAGAAGCCGGGGGAGTTTCCTAATACTTTTGGCATGGACGTAGCTGATCTTGCTCGTAGATCAGGAGTTTCCGAGAGTGTAGCTAGAAAAGTAGTAAATGATACCCTGCCTAGACTTTCGGGAATAGCTGGAATAAACGAGCCAGATGATTACGATAATCCTGATATATATCCCCAGAATCTGCCGAGCGGATTCCCAAGGAAGTCGTATGCTGCGTGGAACCTAGCGTCTGGGGATATCTGGAGTAATCCCAGTATACGAAATATGTTCCGGTATAAGTCTGAAGGGTGGGTGGACAGGACAGACCCCACGGGCGCACTAAATAAAAGACCAGAAGAGATGACTCCGGGAATTACAGAGGACGAGAAGAAGGTATACAGAACCCTTCATACTGGGAGTCCCGAGCAAACCGGGCCGTACTGGTCTGGCTCAGAGTCTGTAGAGCCACCGTACCCGGATTCTCCGCACGTTGAACTG